ATTCACCAGTTTTAGCTGGGTCATTACCCTCAGATTCTATCTGAGAACGTCTAAACTTTTGTTTATAATCAAAAACTATATTTTCATCTTCTTTTTTAATATCTTCTTCTGTAAATCCGAATATATTTTTATAAATCCATTCTGAAGAAACTAAACCATCTTGTAACATTGAAGATGCTAAACTTGTTTTATTATTCCATAATTCAACTTTTTCTTGTTCATAAATTGTAGACGGGTTAGTTAAATTTAATTCAAAATTTACTAAATCTGCATCTTGATATCCTTGTGCATATAAATGAACGATAGCAATCTTAGTTAACTCTGATATCGTGATTCTTTGTATTCTTTCAATAGTACGAGCAAATCTTACATCTTCTGCTGCCAGAGTAGCTTTCGAACCAACATTTTCCTCAAATCCTAAGAAAGCTTTCGGTATACGTAGTGAAGATAATAATTTATTTTTTAAATATTCTATATCTTCTGTAGCTTCATACGTCAAACCTGGAAGTGAATCTATATTAGTACCACTATCTCCACCACGGACAGGTAAGAAGAAATCTTCTGTAATGTTCTGCATATTGTATCGTAAATTGTAATCTCCAGTATCTTCATCTACAACAGGAGCTTTTTTCATTTTATTAATAACTTGTTGCATATAATTGTCAACTTCGTTTGGTGGGATATTTCCGATATCTAATTTAAAAATTCTTTTTTCAGGTGCTCTCATAATTCTGTGAATCATCATAGCATCTTCCATCAATGTAACTTGTTTCCAAGTTTTTCTACCACCTTCAATTTGTGATTTACCATATGGTAGATAATTTGAATCTGAAAGTAATCTGAAGTGAGCTACTTCATAGTTTTCTAACTCTTCTCGTGTAGCAGAACGTTCTGATTTATATCTATGTTCACTTGTTGTTGATTCAATTAAAAATTTTACATACTCTGGATTGTCCGGGTCCATTCCTTCTATTCGTGAAGTATCGTATACTGATAATGGGACTACATTTGTAATACCATATTTTTCATCAATATCCAATTTCAAAAAGAAATCACCATATTTACACATATTACGAACCCAAGGCCACAGATTAAATTCTATGTTAACGATATCATAAAATAAATTATGTAAAATTTCTTTGATTTGATTGTTATCTGTTTTAATTTCTAAAACGTCGCCATATTCAGATTTCATCGTAGATTCATCTGCATATATGTCTAATGCTGAAGAAATAATTGCATCACTATCCATTGATTCGTAATCTTTAAACAAATTTAATCTCATTGATTTTGTCATCAATGCATCTGAATATCCACTCAATCCTACTCCAGTGAATATCTTTTGATATCTGTCAATTAGATTACTTTTCTTATATGCTTGTGTACGACTTGTATCGGAAACTCTTAATTTTTTTCCACCTACATTTCTAACAATTACGTTTGTTGAAAATAGTCGTTGTAATCTACTTCTTAAGCCTGTATCAGCCATTTTTTACCTCTTTAATTAATTAACCATTCTAATGATTCTTTTTTCTTACCTACGTCTATTTTCCAAGAATCATTTTGGTTGTTTTTTGGTATATAAACACCTTGATTGGATGTTATACTATTCATTGCTTTTTTTTGTAGTTCTATACCTTGTGCTCTTAATCTCAAAGCAGTTTCTCGTATCCATAATCCCATAGCAAAAGACATTACTAAGTCATCATTGTAACCTGACATAGCTTCTGCTCTACTACCGTTATATATAAATACAAACAATTCATCAATTAATCTTTGTGAATATACCGTTACTGCTCTTTCTCTAAAAAATTCTTCTAATTTAGACACTACTAATGGTCTTGTTTTAGAAGTTATTGTAAATCCAGGTACGAGTTGTTTTTCCATCCTATTAATTTTATTATTAATCTGTTTATGAACATCAACTACCTGTAAATCTTTTGACATATAAAATAAATTGTCATACTCTCTATCAATACATTGTTGTATGGCAGCCCAACCAATGTTATTATTCTCAATAACAAGTAATGCATTGTTATATTCAGTAGCTATATTAACTAAAAGATTACCATAATCTCTTGTAGACATTCTACCTTTGTATTCAGCTACTTGTTCTAAAGTTTCTACATCTAAAATATGAAATGCAGAATAATCTGTGGCATCTCCTCGACTAACATCAGCACATACCACATAATCTTTTGTATAATTTGGTGGCTCCCATATCCAAACATTTGAATCTATACCACGTTTTTCGATTGGTTCTTTAACTTGTTTCTCTCTATACTCTTCAAGTATAATACCATCAACTACACTTTGACCAGAGGTAATAAAATCACAATCACACTCTTGAGCTGCTAGTGAAGGTCCTAACAATGTATCTTGTTCTTCTCTCCACTCTTGACCTCTCTCAGGGTGTGTTGTCCAATGTAGTTTAATAAAATTAAAATCATTTAATTTATCTTCTGCATCCATCCAAGTTCTATGAAACCAATTACCAACACCATTTGGTGTAGATAATGCTATACATTGTCCACCAGTTGATAACGTCTGAGATGCTGCTGCCCATATCGTATCAATCTTATCAATAAATGCTGCCTCATCAAGTATCAATAAAGATAACGCTTCAGAACGACCACTATCTTCTCCACTTGATACAGCTTTTACTTGAGACCCGTTTTTATATCGTAAACTCAATTTGTTATCTTCAACACAAGGTTGTTTCAACCAACTTGGAAGATTTGCGTGCATAACACGAACCTTAGTTACCAAGTTTTTTGCCACTTCTTGTTTAGTAGCAATTACCAAGATATTCTTATCTTGATGAAATGTCATCATCCATAATGAATATCCTGCTGTAAGTGTTGATATACCTAACTGACGTGCTTTCAATATTATGTTAAATCTATTACTAACAAAATCCTCTACCGTTTTTTCTTGAAAATCATATAGTGCAAAAGGCACTTTTCCTTTTATTGGGTGTTGTATCACACAATACTTTTTCAAAAAATAAACAGGGTCTGCAGCACATTTTACATACTCTTGTTTAATTACGTCTTTAAGCTGTCCTTGTTTGTTTCTGTCCATATTAGTAAACTACAGATATAGTTCCACTTCCTGTAATTCTACTTAGACTTATTTCATAAAGTTCTTTAGCATTTATATTACCAGCGGGAATAGGTGCACCCTCAGTTGGGTGAAGAACCGTTGTACCTGCTGTTTGTATTATAAATCCTCCTGAACCATCTGATGAACCAGATAAATAGTGGTCACCTGCACCAAATTCAACAACTTTGTTAAATTTACCACTTGATTTATAAGTTGGTTGACTACGACTGGAAACGTCTGTTCTAGCTCCCGAGCCACGTTTTACTTCTGCCATTTAATTTCTCCTATGTAATTTAATACCGGCATTTTTTAATAATTCATTAAAGGAAAATTCTTGTTGTAAGTCCTCTAACTTAAATGTTTTAAATAATTGTGAATGTAGCATTCCTTGAATCATTTCATCATATACTAATTCTGTTTCTTCGATTTCACTCTCATTAGTTTTTGCATATTCTATAGCTACAGATTTCAAGTCCACCAACAATGAAATAAGACCTTTTAATTCTTTTCCTCTAATTACGTATATTTCATTATTGCGTATCATCTATCTTCCTATATATAAATATGTTACTTTAAAGATTCTTCTTCTTTATCCAAGTATTCTAAATATTCATCTGCTTTTTCTACTATTTTTTCCATATTTACATTCCACTTTTCTTTATCAAGTGTTTGACCATCAGCAGCAACTTGATTAAAGAAATCTGGTGTTTTTTGTTCTTTTAATTCTTTTATTTGTTGTTTTTGGTCTTTAATCCAAGCCAGTTTATCGGCTTTTATCTTACTTTCTTTCCATTCATCATAAGTACCATCTATTCTCATCTTATTTTCAAATTCTACTTGACAATCAAAACAATGATTATATCTTGACCACGTTTTATCGTCTAATCTATGTTTCATCACCTTCTTACAACTGGGACAAAACCAAGGCATACGAGCTTCCTTCATAATATCTGATAGTCTATCAATTTTATCACCGCGGTCTTCACTTTTACCAGTATATCCGACTTGTACTTTACCTTCTGGTGTTCCTCCTCTTAAAATTGTTTGTAATGCGTCATTTTGACGTTTATTTTCTCTACTATAGCCTGCCATAACTGCTCCTAAAAATTTAATAACCCTAAAATTTGATTTACTGGAGCAAAAGCACCCGTAAACTTGTATGTTTTACCTTTATACTTAAAAACTATACCTTCTGATGGTACTATTGCTGATAATCCACCTATTTTATTCAATTTATCAAGTTGTTGTTTCAAAGTTTCTATTTTTTTGATATCTTTACCACTTTTTACTACCTTTACTGCATTGATTACGTCTTTTCTTATCTTTTGTACTGCTTTATCAGGTGATGCAGCCAAATAACCACCTATGTTTTTTAGTATTTGAGCTCCTACATCGAAAAATAACACTTCAAATGGTTTCATATTTTGTTTTACCCATTTTTGATGGTCATTTTTATCAAATGATAGAACCCAATCAAGAAATTTTTTATTTTTTATATCTTTTTTTATCGTTGGTATCTTATATGACTTATCAAAGAAAGCCCATCTCTTAGTTAAGTTAATCAAAACACGATTTTGTATCTTATAATTGTATTGTTTAGATGCATTAAAGATAAACTCTTCCCAAAATGATTGGTGGTATTTAGATAATGTGTCATTATCTTTTAAATCGTATTGTTTTTTTAATTTATTTAATCTATTAATAAATCCAGCCTTCTTTGTACCAAAATTTTGTACTTTAGGTACGGTTAAAAACTGAGGTTTACCAATCGTATAATTTTTTTGTACATTTTGATTTACTTGTTTAATCATACCAGCTAACATACGAGCACTATCTTTAGGTTGTCCGATAGCTGCACCACTTTCATCATATTCTAATGTACCGTGAAATACTATTTGAGCTTTATCGTAATCTATAACATTAGCAGACTTTGGATACATAACCTCTAAGTTCATCCAACGTTTACCATTACCAAATATTTTTTCTTTTTGTGCGTCTGATAACTTACCGATTGATTTACTTAAATCTTTCATAGCAAAAACAAAAGCATTCTTTATATCACCACGACCAGCAAACTTAGACGCTACACCTGCAGTGTCCATTGCTGTTGCTCCAAAGTTTTTTAGTTGTCCTTTGTTTCTGGCTGTAACCAATTTACTATTTACCCACGAAATCATTAAATTTTGACCATCGAGTTTTTCTGTAACTCCATCTTCTCGACTTAGTTTACCACCAAGTCCATTAATAATTATCTGCTTTAAATCCGAAAATGTAAGATTTTTATCGTCAAATGGGTGATTCATATGCCCATAAGCTCCACCCTCTATAATTAACTCTATTTCTTTATCTAAATTTATTATTTCAGATAAACTTTTAGCATATTTTTGTGCTGCTTTCGCTCCTTTGTTTTTAGATACCCATCTTACAGCACTTTGTTTAGAAATCATCTTTTTTCGACCTCGAGGATTAGGATTCTTAACAACGTCAGGACCTTTTGTTTTCTTTTGTTTATCTAATTTAGCCTGTTTTCTTTTTTTATAAGCTCTCACAGCTCCGAAAGTGAGTCCTGCAGCCATTGTTCCTGCTTTACCCAATAGTTTTACATAAGGAGCTGTCAATCCTGTAGCAGCTCCTACTGCTGTCAAAACTAAAAACTTTGTACCCATTTCACCAGCGAATAAATCACTAAACGAAACATCACCTGTAGCAGCTGCTGTTGCTGCTGCTGACAAGTCTAAATCGTATTCAGGGTCACCTATAAAAGTCATCTTTGTCCAAGCATATGTTACAGCTGCTGCCGCTCCAAGTCCCATAACTCTTTTCAATTTAGGATGATTTTGTAAGAAATTATCTAATTTTTTTAATCCTTTTTCTTTCTTTTGACCGAACTTTGTTTTTGATAGTTTTTCAGCTATTTTATCTGGTACATAATTTATAATTCTTTGATAAGCCTGAAATCCTTTTTTAGCATTTTTAGTAACTTTTTCTAAACTAAAATCATTTAATTTAGCAATAGAAAAAGTATTCTTATTCATCATTGTCTTACGAATTTTATCAAGAGGTTGTTTAGCCGCTTTACTAACTTGTTTTAAGAAGTTATCAAATTTAACACCCTCTTCTAATGTCATAGCTTCTGTTTCTTCTAACCATAAGTTTTGTGTCCACCAATCAACTGAAAAAACTTGTGATTCTTTTAAATCTGTATTTTCTGTTTCTCCATCTGCTCCTGGTAATGGTGGTGCGTAAGGTTGTATTCCTTTACCATCCATTCCCATCCATTTAACAACTTCATATCCCACATTACGTAAAACTTTATCATCTATATATGTTTTATACTTTTCTACATCGGCATATGAAACTGCAGGGACAATAGAATACTTCAATGTGTAATCGTAATCAGGATTTACGGCATTTTTACCTAAAATATATTGAACTACTTCCCAACCAGTATCTTTATACATTGATTCTATCCATTTAGTACTTTGTTTTTCATAATCACTAAAACCTCTGTAAAATGTTGGTGGACCATCATCTACAGGTGAACCAACCGTCGCACTACTTTCTTTAATAATATCATTTATATTTTTGTTGATTAAAAACTTATCAATAGATTCAAATAACTTTTTAAATTTATTAGTCATCATATTGAAAACTCCCTGGTCGAAATATCCAAAAGATGTTTTAAATAATTTTTTTCTATTTTTTTCATAATTAGGTGAACCAAGTAATTGTCTCATTACCGTACCACTTACTTCTTTACCACCTACTTTAACTGAAACGTGTGGTGCTGTAAGAACGTATCCGTTATCTTCATAACCATTCATTTTG